ATATGGGGGAGACGCAGCGGTAAGGACATCTGTGCGTTCAATCTTTGTATACGAGAATCGCTTCGTAAGATTGGTACGATTTACTATATGTTCCCGACCTATTCTCAGGCACGCAAAGTTATATGGGATGGCATCATGTCTGATGGCATGCGCATATTAGACTTTATACCACTTGAGGTCATAGAATCACAGAACTCGTCTGAGATGAAGATACGGTTTGTTAATGGTTCAATTCTTCAACTTTGTGGATCGGATAATTATAATGCCTTGATGGGAACGAACCCCCGCGGCATTGTATTCTCTGAGTATGCGCTCCAAGATCCAATGGCATACCAGTTCCTGCGCCCCATACTTCTGGCCAATGGTGGTTGGGCTATGTTTATCTCCACGCCACGTGGCAAGAACCATTTATGGGAACTCTATAATATCGCCAAGAACAATCCGTCCGATTGGTATTGTTCGAAGCTGACTGTAGAAGACACCGGTCACATCCCGCTCGAAGTTATTGAGCGGGAGAAGGCCGATGGTCTTATCTCAGACGATCTTATTCAACAGGAATACTACGTGAGCTTTGATTTGGGAGTCGAGGGCGCTTATTACACGAAATATCTTGATCGTATGCGCTTGAAGGGACAGATAGGTGCTGTGCCATGGGAGAGTTCGTTCAAGGTACATACTGCCTGGGATCTTGGCGTCCGAGACAGCACGACGATCATATTCTTTCAGACGATAGGCCAAGTAGTGCGTATTATAGATTGCTATGAGAACACCAAGCATGGCCTTGAGCACTACGTGAATATCATCAAGCAAAAACCATACACGTACGGTAAGCATATAGCTCCGCATGACATCCGTGTCACAGAATGGGGCACTGGGATGACCAGGATCGAGAAGGCGAGACATTTGGGGCTTTCTTATACCATCGCACCAGACCTGTCCATTGAAGACGGCATAGAGGCTGTGCGTTCGTGTTTCAGCAAGGTATGGATTGATGAGCATAGTTGTGTGCCATTGATCAAGGCCCTTGAGTCATACCGACAGGAATACGACAGTAAGAAGAAGATATACAAAAGCCATCCACTTCACGACTGGTCTTCTAACTTTGCAGACGCAATGAGGTATCTTGCGATCTCATTACCGAAGACACGCGATTCTGCTTCGCCCGAAGACATTGACAGAAGGTATCGGGAGGCTATGATGGGTGGCCAACATTTACCAGGTTTTTTTAGAGATGATGTACCAAAGTATTAATTTGGGGTATAATGCTTTAATGGAAACAAAATTTGGTGATTGGATCTTTATACGCGAATTAAAAAATAAACATGGACAAACAGACTTTGAATGTCGGTGTAAATGTGGTGTTATAAAGCTTGTTAACAGAAGAAATCTTTTAACTGGAAGATCTAAGCGATGTTTTGCTTGTGGTTGTAGAGATAGATCGCTTATTGATCGAATGATTGGCAAAACATTTGGTGATTACTTTGTTATCGATAAAGAAATAACAAAAAATAAAGATACACACTATAAGTGTTCTTGCTCCTGTGGGGCAATGCGCGTTGTAAGGGGAACTGATCTTAGAAGCGGTGCATCACATCGATGCCATAAATGCGGTTTGAAAAAAAAGACCGTTCACGGACTCTGTAAAACAAGTACATATAAAATATGGAAAGGCATTAAACAGCGTTGCTATAATCCAAATTCAAAGGCGTATAGATATTATGGAAAACGCGGAATAAAAATGTGCGATCAATGGCGCGAAAGTTTTATTAATTTTTATACTGACATGGGCATAAGGCCAGATGGATTAGAATTGGATCGAATTGACCCCGACGGTGATTATACCCCATTAAATTGTAGATGGGTTACTGCAAAAGAAAATTATGATAATCGACGCAATGGTTTAAGACATCGAGACGAATACATGTATGTTAAAAAAAGCAATCTTTGTAAAAAGTGCTGGATTGCCGGCGATGTTTAGAGACGATGTGTCTAAGTATTAGGAGAGCTATGGAAAAATGGAAAAAGATGTCAGAGGTTAGCCCCAAGGTTGGCGATTGGGTTTATTTTCTTGATAATCAAAATGTTGGCATTGTTAAAATAGTCAAAGAAATAGATCACTTCCCAATTCGCATCGATGGACTTCGTGATTATATTGATGTATTCCGTTGTTTTGATTGTGGATTTGATAATTGTTGGCTAGAGGCAAGTGCCAACCTTGAATGGGCAAATATAACAAAAGAACGATTTATAACTCGATGTATTGGGTGTGGGGCAGAGAAGGTTATGCATATTTGCGGTAAAGATTCACATCCGGCCTGTGTCGCCTATGCAGAGCATCAACAAGAACTTAAGAATCGTCCGATTAGTCCTGAGAAAAGAAAAAAGCGGTTATTCGTTTTCTATTGGACGTTTGGCATAATTACGATCATTATTCTCTACGTTATTGGTAGCAGCACAGAGTTCTTGTCGGCGCGTATAAAAAAATATATGTATGACAACATAGGCGCCCCATTGATTAAAGATCTTTCCAAAGAAGCACAATCTGTTATCAAGTCGATACGCGTTCCAACGGAAAATGGCGACCAATGAGCATTGAGCCCGTGACATTTTGTCACGACCTGAAACTTGCCCCCGTCGTCTAGTGGTTCAGGATACAAGATTTTCGATCTTGTTGCACCGGTTCGAATCCGGTCGGGGGCATATTGCGCTCAGCGCTGATTCTGTGCTATAATGTGCTGTATAACTAACTCATTAACAGGAGCGGAAGCATGGATGAAGAAAAGAAGCCCAAAAATACAATAACAACCGTCTATCTTCTTTTTGGATTCATTGCTATGGCAATCTTTGTAGTGCTTCTGCTATCAGCCCGCTAGGACTTCTTTGAACACTCAATCTCCAATTGACCCTCTGAGCAGTGTTAAACAAGCTGCGTATAGCGCTCTACTTATGAATCTTAATGGAACCATGTGGGGCTTTGCGCTCTACAAGGCAGCCAAGGAATATAACGTCGACGAAGAAGATATTGCTAAACATTGTGGGCGCCCTCTAAAGAAGTGGAGCACCGAGCAAGAACGTCAGTTCAATGATTAATCGCTTATGCGCTTTGACAGAAAATGAAAAACATATATTATTGGCCCTGAGAATTGGTGCCAGCCAGCCAAAGAATAAAATCGAGTAGCCAGCCAGCGAAGAGTCTTGAAATACAGATCGCCAGTTCTCTTTTTTTAATCACTTTCTCGTTCGTAATGATTCCCATCCGGCTTCTTACGCCGACCACCCCATTTATTTTTTGGATGTAAGCTCTCCCAGAAGACGCCAAACGGCTCATGGTCTTTTGTTCGTGTCAGATATTCGCCTTTAGGCGAGAAGAGATTAAGATCGACGGCTAAGCGTTTTCTGTGCTGGCTATCAACAACTCCCGTTCCAAGCTTGGCATAAATCTTTGCCTGTTCTTCGGTTCTATATGCTTCTCCAAGTGTACAGCCGTGCTTCTTTATGTTGATGTAGGCAATGAGTCTGGCAACATCAAGGGCAAATTCGCATTGTTGTTTTGATATGCTCATGGCAATTCCTATCTTTATGGTTTTACATACTCTCGATTCTTAGATTATCATCACGCCAACAACTATCACAATAAACTTGCTATCGCCACCCAGCGAACTTACACTTCTTTTTATAGAGGACAACTACCCAATACTCTTTATAAAAAGGATATGCCTATGTTATTCCCTCAACTGGGCCCGGAATATTATGACTCAAAAGATCAGAGTATTTTGGGAAGAATGTCTGCGTTTTATGCCGAAAGCATTACGATCAACCAATCTTTTTGGGGCGAGGCGGATACAGATACTCGCTTTGAGGCTGGAGATCAGACACTTTGGAATGAAATCTACTCTGCCAATCTACCAGCCAATCGACGCCGGAATTTCAATTTCAACCGCATACGACGCGTAGTCAACATGATCAGTGGCCACCAGCGCCGTAATCGCAAATCAACGATTGTCACTCCCGTCGAGAACGGAGACGCCGAGACCGCAGATCAGTTCTCAAAGATACTTATGTGGTCATCACAACAAGAAGGCGTTCTTGAAACTATATCTGAGTCATTCCATGGCGCACTTGTCACCGGCATGAACTTGCTCCAGGTATGGGTTGACTATCGAAGCGATCCAATCTCGGGCAATATCCGCGTTGACAACTGTCCCTATAACAGCTTTTTGATTGATCCGTTCTTTCGTAAGGCTGACCTATCTGATTGCAATGCTTTATGGAAACGTTCGTATCTGACCAAGCGCGAGTGCGTCTCGCTGCTTCCAGATAAGACTGATGATATTATGGGCTTGGCCGGTAATGATAGCCGTGATGGTAAGTTCCAGTTCATGCCCGAGACCTATAACTACGGCATGAAGAATCTGCTTACCTACGACGAGTATTACTATCGTGATTATCGTTCACAAAAAATGATGGTTGATACACAGACCGGTGAAGCGCTTGAATGGAAGCATCAAGATGAAGATCGCTTAAAAGAATTCTTACGTCAATATCCACAGGTTACATTGATTGAGCAAGAGATCTCAACGGTTAACCTAGCAATCGTTGTACAGGGCAAGGTGATGTATGATGGTCCTAATCCAATGGGCATTGACCGCTATCCGTTTGTGCCGGTTTTGGGGTACTACAATCCTCAGATGCCTTACTTCTCAGACAGAATACAGGGGGTTGTTCGCGGTCTTCGTGATGCTCAGTATCTCTATAATCGTCGCAAGGTTATTGAGCTTGATATCCTTGAGAGTCAAATCAGTTCTGGCTGGAAGTATAAAGAAGATGCGCTCGTCAATCCAAAAGACATCTATATGTCTGGACAGGGTAAGGGGCTTGCGTTAAAAACAGAAGCGATGATGACCGACGTTGAACAAATTATGCCGCCCCAGATCCCGCCATCAATGATCCAGCTCTCCGAGATCCTGGGCAAAGAAATCATGGAAATCTCGGGTGTTAATGAAGAACTTTTGGGCTCAGCCATGGATGACAAGGCCGGCGTGCTATCAATGCTGCGCCAAGGCGCTGGGCTGACAACGCTTCAGAATCTTTTTGATCAGCTCGATTTCTCACAAAAACAGCTCGGCAAAATCATGCTTGATGTCATTCAGACCAACTTTACGCCTGGCAAGGTCAAGCGCATTATCGAGCAGGAGCCAACGGCACAGTTCTATAACAAGGCTTTTGGCAAGTACGATGCCGCTATTGAAGAAGGTTTAAATACAACAACGCAGCGCCAGATGCAGTTCGCACAGCTCTTACAACTTCGCGAAGTTGGCGTGCCCGTTCCCGATGATATCCTTCTTGAATCATGCACAATCCAAGACAAGAAGAAGCTTACTGATTACATCAAAGCAGCTCAGCAGAACCGTCAGCAAACCGAACAGATGCAAGTACAGCTTGGTCTTCAAGAACAACAAGCACGTACCGAACTTGCAAAAGCAAGGGCAACAGCTGATCAGGGTCTTGGCTTAGAGCGCTTAAGCCGTATACAAGAGAACAAGGCAATGGCTGTTGAGCGTAAAGCCGCTGCCGCCAAAGACGAAAATGTATCACTTCTTAATCTTGTTAAGGCACTTAAAGAAATTGATACCATGGACATAGCGCACATTGAAAAACTTATGGCACTTGCTGCATCTGTTAAAGAGCAAGAACAAGTGGCCGAAGTAAATGAACAACCGGTTACTACACCAATGGCAATGCCAAATATGCAAGGAAGCGGACAGCCGCCGACTCTTCAAGCGGGCATGCAAAACATGGGATCTTTATAATGGGTAAGACGAAAAAGCCGAAAAAAGGTAGCGCGTATGAAGGAACTTATGACGACTGAAAGATCTAGTTTGATCAAGCTTGTCTTAGTGGTTTTTGGGTTGATTTTGCTGACCGATTGTGGAAAAAAAAAAGACGATCTCTCAAACATTGTCGATAACTCCGATGTGCTTTATTATCAAGATCTCGGAGTAGATTGTGATGAGGGAATTTGTAAAACTTGAATACCTTTTTGGTTAGAGGTATTTATTATTAACCTTGTCCTTCGAAGCTTTATGCGAAGTAGGATAGTTACCAAAGAAAGGCCAATCATGGCAAAACGTTTTTATGATGGTTCATATGCCGGGCAAGATGCACGACGAAGCCAAGAAGCGTCTGATTCTGGCATGATGCCAAGTGGCACGGGTTCGTTTGCTAACATGCCACAAGAAGTTGTTTTTAAGGCATATCCAAAAGTTGACTATGCAATGCCAGAAAACCTTAACGATAAGCTTTCTGGTGTTGACGGCCAAATGAGCTTGGATATCGGCAAGCGCAAATCCCATACAGCGCCCAAGAAAGTTTAATCGATAAAGAGATAAAATGTATATAAATTGTGCTACAATGAATAGATATAAAAAGGATTTTTTTATGCCCATTCATTGCCACACATGTATATGTACAAAGGTCGAAGAAAATAGACAATTTGGTCCCGATCCTAAATTTATTATCATTACAATAAATAGAAATAAGTTTGAGATTGGGACCAAGCATCCACTTTATAGGTTAAGACATGCAATAATGTCTCGATGCTATAATGCAAAGGCTTCTGAATATAATAGTTATCAGGGTAAGGGTATTACTGTTTATAAAGAATGGATAGAAAATCCATATGTTTTTTATGAATGGTGTTTAAATAATGGCTGGGAAAAGGGTCTCCAATTAGATCGAATTGATAATAATGGAAATTATGAACCAGGTAATTGTCAATTTTTAACAATTAGTGAGAACTCGCGAAAGGCATTTATTGATAATCCAATACCAAGAAATCTAAAATTATCGCATGCTGATGTGTTAAAGATTGGTGACTTATTAAATAATAATATTTCTATTTCTACGATTGCCAAAGATTATAATGTATGCAGAACAACTATTCGTAATGTAAAACATGGGAAATATCGACCAAGGGGAAAGGTCTAACATGCCTTCAATGCCACGATTAGACGATAAGTCTAAAAAGATAGCTTTTAAGATCTTAGGCATTCCTGTGAATAACAAGAAAGCCAAAGATAAGAAGAAATCTAACGTTGAAAAACGGCTAACGTTTGAAGAAACGACACGTGTGCGTTAATAAAAGACATCCGTCTCTCTGATTTTCCCGGGGGATATTCTCTCCTCCCCCGGGTTTTTTAAAGGAAGGAAAGCAATGCTAGAGAAATCATTTTGGGAAGCCGTAGACGGCAAGAAGAAAGAAAAGAAAATGTCCAAGGGCGAGTCTAAGATGAAAAAGGTGATGCAAGAATTTAAGTCTGGTACACTTAAGTCTGGGAGCAAAAATGGGCCCAAGGTCAAAAGCAAGAAGCAGGCCTTGGCCATTGGTATCTCAGAGGCCAAGATTTCTAAGAAGCGTAAGAAATAAGCAGGTGTTATGACAGAGCGAAAAACGGTTGGCCAAATCTCTTCAGAGCTGGCCATAAAACAACCTGATACGCAAGATCCAATAGAGCTAGAACGTGAGATGCACTCGGACTATGAACAAAAAATTGACGAGTGCATTGCTCTTCATAAGAAAAAATGGACTCAAGATTTCTATATTATCGTTATCACAAAAAAAGAACCGCTCATGCCGAATGTCATACGTAATTACTTTTATGGGCGGCTTTCGTGTCCAACGCCAGACTATGATCAAACGGTCTATTTTTATGACCAAGAAAGCGATATAATTGAGTTTTTATGGGTAATTCCATCAAAAGACGCCTGTCTTTATTTGAAAGAAAATGCGCTCTTGGTAGATCCGGCGGAGTCTCAGTTACTCCGCTTTGTCCTTGATTTTGCCGATGGAACGCTTTTTGCAATAGCCAAGACACGCAATAGAGAGCGGTCAGATTCGCCATTATTAACGTAAGGAAGAGACAGTGATTGACGATACATTAAACAATGAAGTAGTTGTCGAACAAATCGTTGTTGAACAGCCAGAAGTTGAACAACAAGTCGAAGCGGCGAGTAATGAACAAACAACACCCACTCCTGAACAGGTTCAAGAGAAAGAGGTTTCAACAGCCAAGAACATGCGAGCATTGCGTGAGAAGTCAGAGCGAATTGAGCGTGAGCGAGATGCAGCTCTGCGTCAACTTAAAGAAATTGAAGCGCAAAAAACGATGGCTCAAGCGCCAGTCGAGGACGATGAGATTAACATTGGTCCCGATGATCTTGCCGAGGGAAAACACCTAAGCAAGGTTTCCCGCAAGATCAAGAAGCTCGAAGAACAAATCAAGGGTTACCAACAACAGACAACGGCAGTTTCTATTGAAGCGAAGCTTAAGTCTGCTTATCCCGACTTTGATACGGTAGTTTCAAAAGACAATATTGAGACGTTTAAGGACTCATATCCAGAGATTGCACAATCACTAAGTGAATCTCAAGACATGTATAGCAAGGCCGTATCTGCCTATACGCTTATAAAAAAGCTAGGAATCCACGTGGAAGATCTTTATTCTGCTGACCGTGCAATGGCGCAAAAGAACGCGACTAAACCAAAACCACTCGCATCGGTAGCTCCGCAACAAGGTGATAGCCCACTCTCTCGTGCAAATGCCTTTGCCAATGGTCTGACCGAAGAGCTTAAGGTTCAATTGAACAAAGAAATGGAAGAATCGCGGAAAAATCGATAATACCGATGAACTTTATTTTCGACATGTATGTTAAATTGACGGTGCCATGGATGATCTCCATGGCATCTCTCATTCCTTATGGATATTTATTTATAAAGTACTGTGAACCGGCAAAAATACTATTTCTATCTCTGTGTCTTTTTCTTTTTTTATGTCTTATTGATGTGTTGTCTGGCATATATGTGTTACCAGCTTACATAGTAGATATACGTCTCGCATTCTAATTAATCAAACGATTGCAAAACCCAATACTTAGTTTTATGGTAATGGTGAGCGTATAGAAGCGTCGCTCACTTCATTCGGCGTATCGAGACTCGCCATCTCATGACGTACTAAGCTTCGTCAGCTTAAGGTATCTGTTATAAAAACATTTATGCTTAAGGAATCTTATGCCTATAACAACTTCTCTTACGCTACCACCACCAGTGCAGCAGAGCTTCAGTTATAAGCTGTTGTCTGTACCGGTGCCCAACATGATCCACAAAATCCCAGCCATGAAGAAGAATATGCCCCGTAATGGTGGCCTAACACTTCGCATGCGCCGTTATTCTCCACTCGGAACCGCTATGGTACCGCTTGGCTTTAGTGGTGTAACACCTCCATCACAGCAACTGACAGCTGTTGATATTGATGCGAACATTGATTTTTACGGCACGTACGTCCAGATCAATGAAATCGTAACACTTACAAACCAAGATCCGGTCCTTAACGAGTGCGCAGCGCGTTTGGGAGTATCGTTACGCCAAACAGAGGATCAACTCACTCGCGACATGCTTTCAGCAACTGCATCATTCATCAACTGCACAGGCGGTGTGAACGGTAAACTTGTTGCCGTTTTAAAATCTTCTCTGATTGACTTGGAAGCCGAAGCTTAAGAGCCGGTGACAGGGCGGAAGGCGAAAGCCACCGTGAACGACTGAGTGAGAAGACTCATAGAAATATGAGATGCGACAGTCTAAACCCCGATCGATAAGACGGGGAGGTAAGCAGAAATGACTTACCCGCTTAAGCGCTAATTAATACC